TCTCCGGCATGGTATTTTCAGTACTTAGCAAGCCTTCAGCAATTTCATCCCGCAATTTTGCGAGAGCCTCGCCCAGTGCCATGCTCGTAGTGGCATTAGTCGTCTCACAAAATTGTATGGTTAAGGACTCAATTGCATCCTTAACTCTTGGATTGGCTACATTCCAAATAGTAGCGGCTTCACTGGCCCCAAGACGAGCCAAGCCGTCAGCCAATCCATCCGCTAATTCAATTTGTACAAAAGGCCTAGCGCCCTGCGCCATGTACTTATTCCACTTCTCCAGACTTACCTCGCCCGCCCAAAAATCCTTACACTGTTTACCCCGAATCTCGGCGAGAACCTCACGGCGCTGTTTATTAAAGGTTTCAATCAAAAAAGCCTCAAGTGCGGGACTCTTGGGCAATTCTCGTTGATGGCCCTCGCCTAGTTTTACAGGATCCACGTGCCAGGTATTGGATGCCTTATCCGTGGCACGCTCGTGGTGACAGTATCGCGGTGCCGGTAATTTTGCTCGTACCGTCAACTGGCGCGCCCGCTCCGGATAATATCCTAAATCCACCAATCGAATCGTTGCCTCACTCGCGGTCAAATCCCGACAAGACAAAGCTGTTAATACATCAAATACCTTTTCAGCCGTCCCCTGTCCCGGCACGGGACTTGGTGTGGGTTTACCCGGCCCGGGCCGAGTATTCTTAACCGGGATCCAAGGCTCCTTACCCCAAGATACAGGCTCTAGCCTATCCCGCGCCCGTTCCTCATTGATGGTTGTCACGCCCATCTTTAGATCATTCATTCGTCTTACAGTTTGCGCCTTAACGTCCTCAGGCACAGGATTATCATAAGCCAAGAATAAACGCTCATCATAGAGTGGCACCAGACGTTGATTCAAGGTAGCCTCGTGCCGCGAACACCGGGGCAGCACCCCTAGCAAGGCATGCTGTTGACGTGCCGCAACGATATTCGCTAGGTTGGTGTCCTTAGTCACAAGTGCCATGGGCACACCAAACACGTTAGCAATGGTTTCCTTAGCTACCCCATAAACCGCAATCACATCGATCATGGATTGTAACTGTTTTAACTCAAATGCGGACTCACTCACCATCGGTCCGCCCTGCTTACCCAGGTGCATCATTTTCTTAAGTTTTGCCCGCATCCGATCGGCTTCATCCGCACCGATGGCCTCTTTCGGCGTCACCAATGTATTTAACCAGCCCCGATCCTCAATTCCTGCGCGGGTATAAGCTGCATTATCAATGGCTAGATTACAGGATTCCCAGACCGCATAGAGAGGTGAATACCCATCCCCATAGGGGTCCCGCAAATTAGGCATCCGGAAAGCAATGATTTCTTCCAGCGCATATTGTGTTTTAGTCACGCCCGTGCCGTAGGTGTAGGCCTTGGGTAACCCATCCAACCCGCGGGTAGTCATTACCGCGAACGAAGGCAATACCCAGAAAGCCTTAGGCACCCTTAACGGGCCTAACTCAATATACCAATAGGCACTGCCCTCAATCTCTTGATACAATTGTGTTAATTCACTCTGCATGCGGCCATGCAGGAACGGATTGCCCCGGTCCAATGTATCCAGGAGTGGATGCTCCTCAATTTCGTGAATCTCCAGGGCCTTAGTTAACCTAGCCGTAAATGAGCCATGCCGCATCAAGGCTGCGTATTCCGCATCCGTGATGGATCGACAATGGCCCTTCGGTCGTGGCTCCCCGCCTGAAGTCGTGGCATACAGCCGCAGTGGCACGCTACTCACCGCCTGCGCGTTAATCCCAGCGCAGGCGTAGACCAGTTCACGATACTGCTGGATGCGCTGAAGTTTTGTAGGATTTGGATAAGCTGAACTCAGTAATCCACCATAGGACATACCGCCACCACCCACGCTAGGCGCGGTCTTACCCCGCCAGCCATTCCAAGCACCTTTTATCCGATTTCTTAAACTCACTCAGTTTCGCCATCCCATATTTCAGGATTATCGACGTGCAGGTGCGGCAGGGCACCGCGCTGTTCCTTCTTCATCTCTCGGCGCAGGAGGCGCACCTGCTGGCCCTTACTCAGTGGAGGTTCCTCAATCATCTTATGCGCGGGCGGATGGACCAGCGATTTACCCACAGCCTTATCATCCAAACTATCATGTTCCAGCGTTGGCATCGACAGTTTCCCTGTCCCACCGAGTCCGCGTTCTAAATTGGTCGATCGCCATGGTCAGATACCGCAACGCATCCATTGCATGATCGTTTCCTGGCGCAGGCTTCTCTCCCGCGGCCAGGTGCTTCTCCGGGTACGCGTAGCCCTGCGACTCTGCAATCAGAGCGGTGCAATCCGCGCCAATCTTTAATCGACCCGATATAATTCGGGCACTCACCGCATCCACGCCAGACAGAATGTTATTGTTTGCCGCCTTCACCCAAATATCCGCGACCCGTAGATCTCGGATACTATCCGGGCGGGACGGATCACAGTACCAGGTCGTTCGGTCGAATCGTTGTAGGGCCTTTATATGTTCGGTAAGCGGGCACTTACTAATGTACCGTTCATAATAAATATGAATTATATCCGCATCCGAATCATATACCCCGCCCAATGCCACGAACGGATCATTCCAGCCAAAGTCCACTCCGCCAATAAATCGCCCGTCCGGAATCTCGGTGTAGGGCTCGACTACGCAATCCATCAACTCTGGATACACCAGGCCCTCAGGCGCCGACCACTTACCCTCAAACAGCCTCGCCCGTCGATGCCCGGTTAATCGGCTAAGTGATTCCAGATACTCCGACGTAATGGTCGGGTTATCCTCAAACCTCGAGAATAACTCCACCATTCGGCCCGTGTCTGCTCGTCGCCGTAACCAGTGCATCGGGCTACCCGGGTTACAATCTGCAATCAACTGGTGATAGCCCATCCGCCCGTTGCGGCACCGTGTATCTAGTTTCTCCCAGTCATCCTCGAGGACCTCGGTCGCCTCAAAAACTCCGACCGCGTCGTATTCCGCCGACATTATTCGGTTGACGTTATCCAGGCCCAAAACAACAATCTCTGATCCATTATCAAGTTTATACGTCGTGCGCGTCTGGCGGTGCGCCCCGCCCAGGAGGCCCGAGCCCACGGGCAGGACCTTATTCTCCAGGGTCACCAGCACTGATTCGTTCAGGGATGCCCGGGTAGCCCGCACCAGCAGGATGCGGCACTGGGCGTGGCGCATCGCCATCAGGTACAGTTTTTCCAGGACCGCCCGCGTCTTACCCGTACCGGCGGGTCCGACGATCAGTATTTCACGAGCCTGCGTACGGAATAGCTCATCCGCCGCACCGTAGGGTTTGAATGGCCGATGCGGATCGTTGTTGTCGGCAATCGCCGTCATACCAACTCAACCGGCGTGCCCGGCCCATAAAGTTTTGTCGTGGACGGGAACTCCTCAGGCGACTGGCCTTCTTTCAGGACCTCATACTCCGGCCGCAGCCTCTCGCCGATCGCCCGAAAGCGCATCGCCAATTGATGGATCAGCATTTGTTTTGGGTTTGGATTCAATTAACACCGGTCGTCGTGCATTAGGCAACTCACTGGCGGAGAGTTCCATCATCTGGAGGCCCTCGCCTATTTTTCGCAATACCGTCGGTTCATGCACGTACTGGCGCACAATCTCGAATATCTGCTGCACCAGTCCATACACATCCGTGATGGATAGGGTGACAGATATTTTCTGATCCACCCGAGCCATGGTCTCGACCAGCGCCCGCACCTCTTGGACCATCATCATTACTGCGCCGCACATCGTGGGCGTCAATTGCGTAATGTTGAGGCCATCCAGTTGCAGCATGAAGGCCTCGGTAAAGGTCCGCATCACTGCCAATTCATCCCGCAGGGATTTATAATCCTCCGACTGGCGATGCCGTTGATAGGCGGCCGCTAAGGTGCCCTTCCCCAGGACCTCGCCATAGCGACCTGCGTACGGGATTATCATTGTCCGCCGTTGGCCGCCATGCTTCTTACACTTATCGGATCCCAGTAAGGCCCAAGACCGACAGCGAATACTGCCCTCATTCCGAAGCCTGGCATTACACCGGATGCGGCCGTCGTCCTGCTGCGGAAACTCCGATTCATCGCCCGGGGCACACGTGTGCGGGCCAGTGGGTGGCGAGACATACGGCGTTGCGTGTCGTCTAGGGGATTGTTGCATGATCCTATACTTTTTGAACTCGCCAATTTTACGTGGGAAAACGGGATAGCGCTATAGGCATCGCGCGATAATAACCCTTCTATGCTCTATATAAGATATAATCGCGCTCATATGCATTTATTCGCATATATCAATGCGCGAATATGATTGCGCGATCATATGCATTTATTCGCATATATCAATGCGCGATGCGCGCTCATATGTATGCATATGCATATAGATAGATGCGCGAATATGATCGCGCGCTGCG